GTTAAAGTAGTTGTACTACCATCAGGATTAATTTGATCTGTTCCAATCTCATGTTCAAATAATACACTTCGACCTAATCCTGTCTCACCTACTACAGCTGGAAAAGTTCCTGAAGTAGAACTATTATAAGCTGTTGCGTAAGGTTTAGGATAAATTAAAGAATCAATCCAAGTTGTTCTAATTGAATTAGTATTTGTTCCGCCATACCAATTACCCATGGGTAATCTAGCATTGTCTTGTCCATAATTATAAACTACATACCTATCATTAAAATCAGAACCTGATGTTGGATACCACCATGTTACTTCTGTAAATAGATTATTAATGCCCGCATTTATTTGTTGACCTTTTGTGGTATCAATATTGTCATAGACATCATCTTCTAAAGAACAAGGTAATGAGTTAACAGTACCATCAAAAGAAAAGAAACCATTTGTACCCATCCAATATGCAACACCATCTATTTCAATAGCTGCGTTCTGTCCAATCAAACCACAGTTTGTACCTACTTGTTCAAAACCAAACGTGAATGGTGCACCTACAAACTTCATTGTATAAAGTGCATTATCAGTCCAAACTAGAATATTTTCTTTTGCAACTAATGCACCCATAATTTTTGTGCCGTCTTGTAATCTTTGTGTACCTGCTGTGTTTGTAGCTTCAACTGTATATTCATTAATACTTTCATCTGCAGAAAATCTTATAAACATATCGTCTTGTGTTCCTGCATTTCCAATAGTTGTTTCAGTTCCAAAATGAATTAAGTGTCTTGTTGTTGGAGAAACTAAAGTTGATCTTGTTGCTGTTGGGTTATTGTTAGTTGCAAATCCTGATGTCGTTGTTGATGCTCTTGTTGTAAGCCTAGCTGCAATTCCTGAATTCCAGGTAAATGTTTTACCATTCAATACAGTTGCGATAAGCACTTCACCAAAATTACTTAAAGACCAAAGTCCGGGTTCTAATGTGACTGTAGATGCTTCTACTGCACTTCCAAACCCTGTAAAATCTGTTGCGTTGGTTACTGTTGCGGCATCACTATGAGCTTGACCATTTGATGTGCCTGGAGTTGCTGTGCCTAATGCACCTCTAGTAATGCCTGTTAATTCATTACCCGCAACACCTGTGTAAGTTATTAATTCATTACCAACAGCTATTGTGCCTGTTGGACTTGGAAAACCTGTTGTCGATGTTAATCTAATTTGTGTAGCTGATCCATTGTTACCTTGTGTATCCGCGCTCAACGCTCCGTCTAAATCATTTTGTAGAGCACCTGTAATTGTACCGCCATAATTTCC